CAACGCTCCTATTCGTTGGGGACTAACTGGCACAGTACCTAAAGAGAAGTTTGAGTTTGAAAGTATTCATGCATCACTAGGTCCTGTTATTGGACATATTAGTGCTAAGGAACTACAAGACAAAGGTGTTCTTGCCGAATGTCATGTAAACATTTGTCAACTAATTGATACAGTTGCACATACAGACTATCAATCAGAATTAAAATATCTCGTAACCAATCAGGCAAGAATTGAATACATTGCAAAACTAATGAACAATGTAAGGCAAGAAGGCAACACACTTATACTAGTAGACAGAATCAGCGCAGGCGAAATGCTTGCAGAACTTATACCTGGCAGCACGTTTGTAAGCGGCGCAGTTAAAGTAAAAGACAGGAAAGAAACGTATGACACAATCCGTGAAGGTGATAATGAAGTTATTATTGCAACCTACGGTGTTGCGGCTGTAGGACTTAATATTCCTCGTATCTTTAACTTGGTTCTTTTAGAGCCTGGCAAATCATTTGTTCGTGTAATTCAGTCAATTGGTAGAGGTGTACGTAAAGCAAAGGACAAAGACTTTGTACAAATTTGGGATATCACTTCAACGTGCAAATTTGCAAAGCGACATCTAACACAAAGAAAAAAATTCTATAAGGAAGCACAGTATCCTTTCACTATAGAAAAAATTGATTGGAACTAACATATGAAAATACTAACACTTGATAATCAGCCACTAGACTTAAATCAGCTACCAGATGAAATTGATGAAGATATCCGTTTTGCTGTACTAGATAATTCAGATTCAAAAGAGCCTGACTTTTTCTTTATTCCTTTAATCTTTTTAGAGTCTTTTAGCTCACCTGCTATTGTACTCGAGATTAATGGAAAAGAAATTATGATGCCTATTGATTGGCATATGGCTGTTGGATGTTCAGAAAGCGGCAACGACCTAGAAGTACTACAACTGACAAGCATTGCTGACAGAGGCTTTGAAGCATTCTTATTCAATCCACTAACCAGTTTTAAAACAGAGTTTGGTAGCATTAAGGTAATTAATTTTTATAATGAAGTTAAATGGTTCTTTCCAAAAGTTAAAAACGGACAACTGTTAAGTGTGCCCGTTGAAGACAAAGAGAATCCTTTGTGTGCATTCTTTATTAGAGATGTAACAAGACAGACAGAAGTAATTGATTACGGAAAGTTATTTTAATGACAGATGATTTTATTAGAATATACGAAGATAGAATTCCTCTAGAATTATCAAATGAACTAATTAAATGGTTTGACACAGCCAGCACATCCGGTCGTATGGTTAGACGTAAAGGACCAAATATTGCAGATACACAAATTGCAGTAGACGGTGCAAGAAAAGATTTTGTAGATAACGTCTATGCATGTTTAGGTCCTTGTTTAGAAGAATATGCAGAAGACTTTCCGTTTCTGCAAGGTCAAGACTTAATGAGTAGTTTGTGTGTAATGCAACGTAGTGTTCCGTTGACCGGTGATGGCTACCATCGTTGGCATTCAGAACGTTTCGGTATGAACACTGTTGAACGTGTGCTTGCTTGGACAATCTATTTAAATGATGTAACTGAAGGCGGTGAAACGGAGTTCCTATATCAAGGCAAGAGAGTAGATGCAAAGCATGGACGCATTGTTATTTGGCCTGCAGGATGGACTCATGTACATCGCGGCAATCCTCCACTAAGCAATACAAAATATATTCTAACAGGATGGGTTGTAGGTAATGGCGACTTATTAGAATTTAAACTAGGAGATGGAAAACACTAATGGGAATTAAAGCAGGTAAGGTATGGGGGGCCACAGAGCTCATTCATGCAAACGGTGTATTAGAATTTCATCGTATCGAATATAAAGCAGGATACAAGTGTTCAGAACACGAGCATCAATTTAAGTGGAACGGATTCTTTGTTGAATCGGGCAAGATGCTTGTTCGAGTTTGGCAAGATGATCAAGGACTAGTTGACGAGACTATCCTTGAAGCTGGGGACTTTACACAAGTGAAGCCCGGAAAAATTCACCAGTTTGAAGGTTTGGAAGACGGTGTCGCTTTTGAACTATACTGGGCTGAATTTAATCACGATGACATTGTTCGTCGTACAAGTGGCACAGAAGTAAAAGGAAAAAAATAAATTATGTTTAAAAACATTGATAAAACGATGATGCTAAAACTTGCATTCTTGCATGTTGTAGTAATCACAGTAAGTAATGCTCTTGTTAATATTCCTGTTGAAATTGCAGGCATTAAATTAACGTGGGCAGCATTTACATTCCCATTAGTTATTTTAGCAACTGATCTTACTGTACGTATGTTAGGCAAGAATATTGCTAGAGCAACTATTGCCGCGGCGTATCCAATTGCTATTATCACAAGTATTGCGGTAGTACTAGCAGAAGGTGCGCCGGAATCAGTAGCACTACGTATTGGTTTTGCATCAGCAACAGCATATGCAGTAGGTACATTTATTGACGTTTATGTATTCCAAGCAATTAGAGAGCGTATGAATGTATGGTGGTTAGCACCTGCATTGTCAACTGTAGTTGCAAACGTAATTGACAGTTACACATTCTTTGCAGTGGCGTTTAATAACTCAGCAGACGAGTATATGGCGGCTAACTGGGTAGAGATTGCTACAAGCCAAGCAGGCTTAAAAATTGCAGTAGGATTAATTTTGTTCCTGCCAGCATATGGTGTTCTACTACGTTATCTAAACGGTGCATTAGGTGATAAGCCAGCACCAGTAGTTGAAGAGAAACCAGCAGCAATTAAAGCTACTAAAAAGACTACAGCTAAGAAGACTACAGCTAAGAAGGCCCCTGCCAAGCGCGGTCGTCCTAAGAAAGCTGAATAGTTTGGGAAAGATGATTCCAAATGAAGCATTGATATATGAGCGTAGCGACGGTGTCGTCTACGCTCATTATCGCGACAAGCCTGAGATACCCCGTTGGATCGTAGGCGGAGATCCAGGTGCTGTTGCAAGAGCACAGGGCGAAATACTTGACTACGGTGAGTGGAAAAATTTATGCGAAGTAGCACAAACAAACGCTACTCTTAAAAAGCAAATGGATCAGTTGGTTACAACTTATTATATAGTAAAGGATTCAAAATGAGAATTATTGCAGGACCTTGTCAACACGAATCGTTAGCACAGTCTAGCGAGATTGCACGTGAGTGTAAACGTGTGTGCGACAAGTATGGGATTGAATATTATTTTAAAGCCAGTTACGATAAAGCAAATCGCACAAGTGCAAACGGTGTGCGTGGTATGGGCATGGATGCTACACTCACAGACTTCTTAGCACTAAAGGTAACACTAGGTGTAAAGACACTTACTGACGTACACGACTATGTGCAAGTAAATCGCATTGAAAGAGAATTTAAAGATGCAGTTGATGTTTATCAGATTCCTGCATTCTTGTGCAGACAAACAGATTTAATTCAAGCAGCGTGTGCTACAGATAAGATTGTTAATATTAAAAAAGGACAGTTTCTTGCGCCATGGGATGTCAAAGGAATACTAAGTAAGTGTGCAAACGCTAAAGAAGTTTGGATAACTGAAAGGGGAACTAGCTTTGGATACAATACTTTGGTTGTTGATTTCACCGGCCTTAATTTTATGCTTGATAATTTTGACTGTCCTATTATTTTGGACGCCACGCACTCAGTACAAAAACCAGGTGGCCTCGGAGGTAGCAGCGGCGGGAATAGGGATTATGTTCCTGGCTTGGCTCGTGCAGCAAGTGCCTTGGGTATTGGGAATTTCTTTTTAGAAGTACACGCTGATCCAGATAACGCACCTAGCGACGGTCCTAACATGATTAAACTAGAAGACTTTGAAGGAGTTGTTGATGACATCCACCGCTATTCTTATTCCGGCTAGATACGGCAGCACACGCTTTCCAGGTAAGCCGTTAGTTGCATTAGATAATATTCCTATGATACGCAGAGTGTTTGAACGCTGCCGCAAGACTGGATACGATGTATATGTGCTTACAGACGACATGCGTATCTTTAATCTGTTTGGTCCTAGTAACTGCTGGATCGAAGAAGTAGATTATGCAAACGGCACTGAACGATGTGCAGGTGCTATTAAACACGGCTTCTTTGACAAG